AAAAACCCAAGCGTGGCTTGACAAAAACAAGTGGTATGGCTCTGATGATGATATGAGTTTTCTTGCTATGGGTATCCATAAGCGCCTAGAAAGAGAGGGGGTCCCGACAGGCTCCGATCACTACTGGGAGACGATTGATACCGAAATGAAGAAACGATTCCCTGACAAACTAGGGGAAGCAGAATCCAAACCTTCTGCCACAACTCGCAAAACCACGGTGGTTGCTCCCGCGACACGTTCAACATCCTCCAAAAAGATTACGCTGAACACTCGTCAGATGGAATTGGCTAAGAAATTCAAAATTACGCCTGAGCAATACTACAACGAATTAGTTAAAACGGAGTCACAAAATGGCTGAGAATCGTACCCCCCGTGAAATCGCTACAAGACAGCAATTTGAACGACCCAAGGCTTGGGCGTTACCAGAATTGTTACCTGAGCCAGATAAGGAAGATGGTTTTTCTTACCGCTGGGTTAGGGTTTCGATGCTTAACAACGCTGACCCACGCAACTTGTCTTCCAAATTAAGAGAAGGTTGGGAACCAGTAAAAGTTGAAGAGCAACCGAAATATCAAATGTTGACCGATCCTGATAGTCGATTCAAAGACAATATTGAGATTGGTGGTTTACTGTTATGCAAGATTCCTACGGAATTTGTAAAGGCAAGGATGGATTATGAGGCCGCCCAAACCCAGAAAAATGCAGACGCAGTAGACAATAGCTTTATGAGACAAAGTGACGTTCGTATGCCACTCTTCCAAGAGCGGAAATCAACGGTTAGCTTTGGCAAAGGTTCTTAAATATTTAGGAGATTTAAATGGCTTATCCTACTGTTTCAGCCCCCTACGGGGCAAAGCCGCTAAATCTTATTGGTGGTCAAGTCTTTGCAGGCTCGACCCGTAATCTACCTATTCAGTATGGTTACGCTACCAATATTTTTTACGGTGATGTTGTTTCGATTACCCGTGGTTTTGTTACCCGTCTTGCTATGACTACTGGCGCTGGCGCTGCTACAGGCGCTGTTGGTTACGGTCAGATTGGTATTTTTCTTGGTTGTTCGTACACGAACCCAACTACCAAACAGAAACTGTTCAGCCAATTTTGGCCTGCATCGACTCTGGCTGGTGATTGCCAAGCGATTATTACTGACGATCCAGACACAATCTTTAAGTGCGCTGTTGTGACAACTCAAGGCGGTACAGCAATTGGTTCAGTTGCTACCACTATGATTGGTCTTAACATTGCTGCTTCAGACTTGGCTGGTAACCTTAATACTGGTAACTCGTCAAACGGTGTGTTGGCTTCTTCGGCTAATACTACCGCTGCATTACCGTGGCGTATTGTTGACATCGTTCGCGATACAGCAGTACCTCTTGGCACAGCTACATACACAAGTGGCACTACCACTCTTACTACTAGCGCTTTGCCTTTTGCCTTGCCAGTTGGCACGGAAGTTGGCTTCTTAGCGTCTAATGGTCAGTATGTTGGTACAGCTAACTGGGTATCAACGGCTGCAACTGCTGGTGCGACTTCTGTTGTTGTCAATGCTCAGTACGGCACTGTCAACGCAGGCGGCGCTGCTGCAACTGCTGCTACTATTCCTGCCAGTTCGACGTTGGTGTTTACGCAGTATCCCGAAGTGTTGGTTAAATTCAACTTTGGCGTACAGTCGTATTACAACAACACCGGCACTCAAACCGCTTAATTAGGAGCTAATAATGGCTATTTCACGCGCACAGCTACTTAAAGAGCTTCTTCCCGGTTTGAACGCATTGTTCGGCTTGGAATATGCTCGTTACGGCGAAGAACACAAAGAGATTTATGAAATTGAAACCTCTGAGCGTTCTTTTGAAGAAGAGACAAAACTGTCTGGTTTCTCTGCTGCACCAGTCAAGAACGAAGGCTCTGCCATCGCTTACGACAACGGTCAAGAGGCTTGGACAGCTCGTTACAACCACGAAACTATCGCTTTGGGCTTCAGCTTAACTGAAGAGGCAATCGAAGATAACTTGTATGACTCGTTATCAGGTCGCTACACCAAGGCATTAGCTCGTGCAATGGCTTACACCAAGCAGGTTAAAGGTGCTGCTGTATTGAATAACGGCTTTAATGGTCAATTCACCTATGGTGATGGTCAGCCTTTATTCTCTACTGTTCATCCTTTGGTCTCAGGTGGCGTTAACGGTAACACTCCATCAACCCCAGCAGACTTGAACGAAACAGCACTTGAAAATGCTGTCATTCAAATTGCCGCATGGACTGATGAGCGTGGTCTATTGATCGCCGCCAAGCCTAAAAAGTTGATTGTTCCTCCTGCACTTCAGTTTGTGGCAACTCGTTTGCTTAATACTGAATTGCGTGTTGGTACAAACAACAACGACCTCAATGCAATCAAGAACAACGGTTCGGTTCCAGAGGGTTACACAATTAACCACTTCTTGACCGCAACCAATGCTTGGTTCTTGACCACTGATGTGCCTAACGGTCTGAAGATGTTTGTCCGTACACCGTTGAAAAACGATATGGATGGTGACTTTGATACTGGTAACGTTCGTTACAAGTCTCGTGAGCGTTATTCATTCGGTGTTTCTGATCCTTTGGGTGTTTACGGCTCGTACTAAAATCCTGTAAATCAAGGATTTAGCCCCGCTCACAAAGCGGGGTTTTTTGTATATAAATGTCTTGCAACGTAGTAAAATTGGTGTATTATTTATATTATCTGGGTGTATAACCTTGCCGCCACTGCCCCAGCAGACGATGCAACGATTGGCAAGGTATCTTTTGCATAAGGAATTATCATGGCTCGTAGTACATTTGATGGTCCAATCCTGTCTGGCGATAACCGATTTGGACCACAGCGTAACGTAGGTTATGCCACACTTACCCAAAACGGTTATCTAGACCTAATGAATAACACTGCTAATACAGCAGGTTATTCGGGTGGTTCAACTCAGTTTGTTACGGGTAATAATATCCCTAACCAACTAACGCCTGTTTATGTTCCGTCATCGACAGTTCCCTTTGCAAGCGCTTCAGTTCAAGCCATTCCTGCTGATACATCCACACAGATTTATCGTGGTTTTGTGATGTATCTTCCCTCCGGATCTGACGTTGATAACGCATTGATTGACGTAGCTGTTTTGCCTACTGTTGCATCTGGCACTATTTCTACCATCAAAGTTTATGTGTCTAACAACTACACGGTTGAAGCTGGTACGCCAACTTATACAGCAACAGGCAACATTACGACTGCTGGTCGCCAAGCAACTACGTTTAGTGGTACGCAAGTGACTAACTGCAACAGCACATCAACAGATTTGACTCAGGTTAATTACAACCAAAACCTGTCACAAGTTGTGTTTACAGTTTCGATTACTGGAACTAGTTTGACCACCATTAGTGCTGGTCAGATTTATGTAGCTTTCCGCTACGTTCAACGTGATCCTGATATTGGTACAGCAACCACATACCCATACGGTAACTTTGATTAATCTTCTATAGGGGTGTGAATCGTATTTACACCCTTGTTTAACATCTAGGAGATTATTATGATGCAAACTGATGTTTTATCTACATCTGCTGCCGCTGGTGCAACCACAACAATTTTTGGCGGTCCAGCTCGTATTAAAGGCGTATCTATTAGTTATTCAACGGGCGGTACTGTTGTCTTAAACGATGGTACAGGTGGTACAGCTAAATTATCATTTACTGCTCCCGCAACCGCAGGGTCAATTTACATTAAAGTTCCCGGCGAAGGTATTAAATGTATGACTAATATTTCTGCTGTATGTTCAGCAACAACTACAGCAGTGGTGTTTTATGGCTAAATCCGGTCTTTACGCAAACATCCATGCAAAACAAGAGCGAATTAAAGCAGGCTCTGGTGAAAAAATGCGTAAGGTCGGCAGCAAAGGCGCACCCACTTCTAAAGATTTTAAAGAGTCCGCAAAGACTGCAAAAATGAAAGAAGGTGGTGTGTCTCTTGCAGTAGGTCGTGGTGAAAAATTATCTACCAAGGCGGGTGCAGGTCTGACAGCCAAG